TCCACCACCTAAACCTTACAGCGATTCAGCTCCAAAGTTTCCAAATAATGGAGGAGCTAACACAGCAGCACCAGTTCAACAACAGCAAGGTGGAGGACAAGCACCTACAGGACTTAAAACAGCACCACTAACACAAGGTGTTCGTGTAAGTAAATCAGCTGCTAAAATTTTGTATAATAGAAAAGCCTATAACTTTGCAGGACAAGGGAAGGCAGCTCCAGGGGTTGGAGAAGTTATTTCAGTTCCATGGAAAGCATTGGGTATGACACCACCTCCTGGCAAAGAAAATGTAGGAGCTACAGTTGAGCTAGCTCACGGAAGAATGTGGCTAACTAAACAAGCTCCAGGTCCAGCACCACAGCAAGCTCCAGCTCAACAGGCTCCAGCAGGAGTAGATCCAGGGTTAGCAGCGGCAGCAGCAAATCCTGCTAATGCTAGCAAAACAGCCGCTAACTTGCCAGGACCAGAAGCACCAGGCACAGTAGATCACGGATTCCAACAAGCACTGAATAAAGCTGGATTACAACCTGCCGCACAGCAAAATGTAGCACAGGCTCCTCCAGCACAACTTCCTGCAATGGATCAAAATGCACAGCCTGCCGCACAAACTGTATCAGCACAGCAAGCAAATCCAAACGCTCTTACACCAGGAGTCCGAACAAGTGGTAAGATGATCAAGTATCAGGGAATAGTATTTACATTTGCTGGACAAGGAGCAGTAGCACCGAAAGGCGATGTAATTGTTGTAGATCCATCAGCAGTTGGACAGCGTGGGAAATTTAAAGGACAAGGAGTTCCAGTAGTTTTAGATCCAGTCAATAAGCAGTTCTTTATAAAACCTAAAGGGCAAACAGCGCCACAAACTGTAGCAGCAAAAACCAATGCTGGTCCAGAGTTTGGTCCGCAACCAGCTCCCCCAGGTTATGTTCCACCAACTACAAATGATCAAGCAAACTATTTCCAAAAGCAAAGAACTGGTGGGCGACAGAGTCATGCAAATTATTTTAGACAGCAAAGAACTGGTGGGCGTCCTCAACCACAATCACAAACACAGCAACAGGCATCCTTTGCTCAAGGTGGAGGTGGAATGGCTGCATCACAAATGAGAAAGCGTAGAACATCATAAAAAGCTGCCGCTCTCGGGCGGCACTTGACATTTTCACTTTTTTCGTATATAATTAAAAATATAACACATCTTATAGGAGTATTATGAGCAATCGCGTATATGGCATTGACGAAAAAGCAAAACTAGAACGATTAGTAAATGAAGGAATGATTGTAATGCAAGAAGTGCAAGACTTACAAGAAGGCTTGCGAGATACAGTCAAAGCAGTAGCAGAGGAATTGAACATCAAACCCTCACTTATTACAAAAGCTATTAAAATCGCACACAAAGCCGAATGGCATAAAGTAGCAGACGAATTTGAAGATTTGGAGACATTGGTAGCAACTGTTGGCAAGGATAACTAATGAGTTACATAGACGGCTTCTTTGATAGGGAAGCTGATATCATCCGCATTGTAGAACGTGTGGAAGGCGAACGCAAATATATTGAATATCCCGTAAAATATACTTTTTATGTAGAGGATAAAAAAGGCAAGCATAAATCTGTCTATGGAGATCCCCTTACTAGAATTACTTGCAAAAGTACAAAAGATTTTCGTAGGGAGAAAGCCATGTATCAAAATAGCCGTCTATTTGAGGCTGACATCAATCCCGTGTTCCAATGTCTTAGTGAGAACTATCTAAACTTAGAAGCTCCAAAGCTGAACATAGCATTTTGGGATATTGAGACTGATTTTGATCCAGAACGTGGATTTGCTAATCCGTCTGATCCATTTATGCCTATTACTGCTATTACAGTTCATTTACAATGGCTTGAAGCACTTATTACACTAGCAGTTCCTCCTAAAGGACTGCCTATTGAGCAAGCTAGGGAACAAATGGCGCAATGGGGCAAATCCGTTATGTTATTTGAAACTGAGAAGGAAATGCTAGACACATTTCTAGATATAATAGATGATGCAGATATATTGAGCGGATGGAACTCAGAAGGTTATGATATCCCATATACTGTAAATCGTGTAAGTCGTGTTCTCAGTAAAAACGATACAAGGCGTTTCTGTTTATGGAAACAATTGCCAAAGAAACGAGAGTTCGAAAGATATGGCAAAAAAGCAGAAACATATGATCTGATAGGGCGTGTGCATTTAGACTCGCTAGATTTATATCGTAAATATACATATGAAGAGCGCCACAGCTACAGATTAGATGCAATTGGCGAGCTAGAGGTTGGGGAAAACAAAACGGTATACGAAGGTACGCTGGACCAGCTATATAACAACGATTTTCGAACGTTTATAGAATACAATCGGCAGGACGTAGCTCTGCTAGATAAACTGGACAAAAAGCTAAAGTTTATCGACCTCAGCAATATTCTAGCTCACGCCAATACTGTAATGCTACAAACAACAATGGGAGCGGTAGCAGTCATTGAGCAAGCTATTATCAATGAAGCACATCACAAAGGATTGAGAGTTCCTAATCGCCCGCCTATGGTAGAAGGTGCTACACAGGCAGCAGGAGCATATGTAGCATTTCCAAAGAAAGGGCTACACAAATGGATTGGTTCAATGGACTTGAACTCTCTGTATCCTAGTGTTATTAGATCCCTCAACATGGCACCCGAAACTATTGTAGGACAGCTACGCCCAGAGGCTACTGATGAAATGCTCAAAGAGGCGCAGGAGCTTGAGAAGAAGTCTTTTGCTGGTGCGTGGGAAGGAATGTTTGGCACGCTAGAGTATGAAGCAGTAATGCAGCAACGGCGTGATATAATGATTACTATTGATTTTGAAAATGGTGAGACAGAGGTATTATCTGCTGCTGAAGTATATGAACTTATATTCAATTCACACACTCCGTGGATGCTATCAGCTAACGGCACAATATTTACAACAGAATTTGAAGGTGTCATTCCTGGTATTTTGAAGCGTTGGTATGCTGAACGTAAAGAGCTCCAAGCTATGAAGAAAAAAGCCATTGAGGCTGGTAACGAGCTTGAGGTAGCATTTTGGGATAAACGACAGCTAGTAAAGAAAATTAATCTAAACTCTCTGTATGGTGCTATTCTAAATGCTGGCTGTAGATTTTTTGACAAGCGTATTGGACAATCTACTACACTTACGGGTAGAGCTATTGTAAAGCATATGTCCGCAGAAGTCAATAAAACTATTACAGGAAAGTATGATCACACAGGCGATGCTGTAATATATGGTGATACTGACTCTGTATATTTTTCGGCGTATAATACACTAAAGGATGATATCAAAGATGGAAAAATCCCGTGGGACAAAGACACAGTCATTACGCTATACGATCAGGTGGCTGAGGCAACAAATACTACTTTTACAGATTTTATGCGGGACGCTTTTCACTGTCCAGCTAGCCGTTCTGATGTTATTGCTGCTGGGCGTGAGATTGTTGCTGAGTCAGGCTTATACATTACTAAGAAACGTTATGCTGCCCTAGTATATGACTTAGAAGGTGATCGCAAGGACGTAGATGGCAAAGATGGAAAAATCAAAGCTATGGGCTTAGATTTGCGTCGATCAGATACTCCTGTCTTTATGCAAGAGTTTTTGATGGAAATTCTAATGATGGTGCTAAAGGAAGAATCTGAAGATTCTATTTTACAACGCATTACACAATTTAGAATACAATTCAAAGAGCGTCCGGGCTGGGAAAAAGGATCTCCTAAGAGAGCTAATAAAATTGGACACTTTAGAGCATTGGAAGAGAAGCAGGGTAAAGCTAACTTGCCAGGGCATGTTAGAGCAAGTTTGAATTGGAACACATTGCGGGTTATGAACCACGATAAATACAGTATGGAGATTGTGGATGGCATGAAAGTTATTGTATGCAAGCTAAAGCAAAATCCACTAGGATATACATCAGTAGCATATCCAACAGATGAGCTTCGGTTACCTGATTGGTTCAAAGCAATGCCGTTCGATCACGAGGCTATGGAGAATGCTATTATTGACAGCAAATTAGATAATCTAATTGGTGTTCTAAAATATGATTTGACTGACACTAGACAGGACAATACATTTAAAGCATTATTTGAGTTTGGGTGATATGAAAGAAACAAAAGACGATAGAAAGAAACAAACATTGAAAGATGTGTTAAACTCTCCAGAGATGGAGAAGGTTCGCGAATATTATGTAAAGGCTATGGAACAATACGAACGAGAAGCTATGCAGTTTTGGGAAGGGCTCGATGATGAAGACAAGGAACGAGCGTTTTACCACGTATGCAAAAAAATCCATAACGGAGATGTCAAAGCAAATGGATCTTATAGATATGTATTATATGATGTATTTGGCTTTGATGAAGGAATGTACGGATTAGGCATGGATTGTGGTTATATGGATATCCATAATCTAATTGGCAAAGGTATAACATTCGATAGTATGCTGGCTGCTAAAAATATCAATGTAAAATGTTTTGATATAGAAAAATCATATAGAAAAATTAAAGATGTTAGGCTTACACTAAAAGAAAAAGATGGAACAGCATACATCGAAGTTAATCAAGAAAAGAAAGATTAATGAGGAATCAATTACTAGATATCTTGCAACATACTTGGTATGCATCATTTTTTGAGTTTCTAAACTTTTATCATATCAAAGATGAAGCTATTGAAATTATACCTGACTTGTATGGTAAGATTTTAGATATTGATCCTCGGACACATCAACTTACAACATCCCCGCAACTAACTCCATGGCTAGAAGTTGGAATGCCTGTTCAGTTCCTAACCTCGCCAGATGGATCTACACAATCGCTAACAAATGCAGAGTTAGACACTGATAAAATCTATTATGTCAATACACTATGGAGTAATGACTACTGCACTAGATTTACTGTAGGAAATACACCTACAACTAAAGATATTATTGAAGTTCCTTATTCTAATTTTTCATTTACTATAAGACATAATAGAAGTTATGTAGTAATCAAAGATCCATCATTTTTAGACTTAGGAATGAAAGTAGTGTTTGAAAACTTTCCTTCAAATACAGATATAGTAGCTGAGGCAGGACTAAGCACGAACTCTAAATATTATATACACGAAATGCTAGAAGATAATAAAATTCGTCTAGCATCATCACAAAATACTTCACAGTATATAAGATTCAATAAGGCTTGGACTGGTAGAGTTGAGATAGTACAAGATAATACATTTTTAGAAGCAGTATCACCTGAAAAAGACATATACTTTGTAGGACAAACAGATGAGAAAATCCGTGCATTCAACAAAGACTTTGGCATGGATAACTTGGGTAAGCTATGGGAACAGTTACGCAATCTAAACGAATATGCTAAAGGCTCTAATGTAAAAATTACAAGTGTAAATGAAGATGGAGAATATGTTTCATCTAGAATAGATTTTGTAAATGATGATGATACATTTAAGGATCAAGTTCCGCTAATACATGAAAAAGATATTACGCCTGAAATATTTCCTATGGTAGATTTTTCAGAGTCATTGTGGAATATAACATTCAAAATGTCAGATGCTACTATTCGTAGATTTAAAGATATGTCTGTAACATACGATGAATTTAGGCAGTTTGATATTTATACTAAGCAAATAGGAAATCATTCATCTGTTCCTGGATTATATCAATATATGATGGAAGTAGAGTTTGGTGAAGATAATCCTAAAGAAGGACAAATGTTATTTGAGCCTACAATCTCTGGAACTTATGTTCCACGCATTATATATGAGTTTACTACACGAGCAGAGCCTATTGCGTGGTACACAGGGCTCATTACGGGTGTCAAACCAGAGTATATAGTAGTAAGCCCGTCAACTGATGGATTAGAGGAACAGCGGGATGAAATACCCGATACAAAAAGTGGTTATCTAAAAACAGAGGACACAAGCCGTTTTTATGAAGGAATGCCTGTAAGATTTGAGAATCCTGCAGACTCTGCTGAAGCACTGTTACAAGTAGGAATTCCTAGAGGAAAAATATTTAAAATTGATAAAATAGTTGATTGTAATACCTTTAGCATTGTGGATGCTGCTGACGGCGATCCATACTCATTTAGATTTGCTGATTTTGAATTTTGGATGGAAATACAAGACAACGCACTAGAAATGGAACAACCTATAAATGATGCTACAAGAAATGATCCAAATTATAATAGTCGTCATATTATAGATTATCTAGTGCCAGGAATGAAAGTACAATTTGAAAATAATCCTGATTCTGCACAAGCATTGGCACAAGCTACATTAGATCCAAAGAAAGAATATTATATCAAAGAAATTATATCAACCGATGAAGTTGAGGTATATCTAGATACTGAAAAGCCTGTATTGCTA